TCCAGTTGCAGTCGATCCCGAAGTTGTATTGAAACCAAAAGTTTCAAATAACTCTTCGTGAGCTAATACAACAGTTGCTGCTACTGCAGCATCCGTTCCGCATCTGTAGATTTGGAAAGGATTATCATAAACGAACGCTTTGATATCTTCACTGTTAGCCGGAGTAATACTACCTGCAAAGTAGTTTGACCAAGTTGGCTTGTTTGTCGTAGCCGCGTTATAAAAAACACCTTGCAAAACACCTAACGTTACAGTTGTTGCTGAACCTTGAGCACCAGTTATAGATCCGGCTGAGCTGTAAACAGCTTCCCCGTTATATATTGCGGTACTATCAGCATTATCTATCCAGTATTGACCGTATCCTGCAGTTGCCGGGGATTGCCCAAGCACTCTTGAAGGAATAAGACCAAATCCTGCGCTATTTTTATTAGCCATAGTATTTTCTCCTTGTGTCCACCGAAGTGGACGGTTAATTTAAATCGATGATAGGGATTAACCCGAGAATAGTTAAAAAATTAACTTTTCTTTGTACCACCGAAGGTTACACGAGACTGCCTATCAACATTAATAGGCATGCTCTTATGCTGTTCCTTAAGTAAGTCGTGTTCTACGGCTTCGTCCTGACCTTTAGCTAAACCAGCGTAATAGTCAGTTCTTTGCTTCGCGAGCTCTTCAGGTATCCTAGCCAGCAATAGGCCTCCAACTCCAATGATCCCCTTGTATTTTCCATCAGTGACCACGGGATAATCAGCATCCTTATATGCGTCAGCTCTCACTAACTCATAACCGGATCTTAATCTTCCAGAGATATTCTTAGAGTCTTGAAACCCTAAACTCTCTGCCCGTATCCATCTGTGCCTGAATCCATCAGGTGCAGGGGGTGCATCTAGAGATGATGGGGGAGTCCACACTTTTGGTCTTTCAGTCTTTGACCGTGTTTGACTCGCACGAGAAGTTGTTATGTCGTCTTTTTTCATATGCTTGCCTCCTTCGTGAGTTTTAATTGTTTCGCATATTCTTCGAGTGGCACTCCTAATTTTTTAGCTATTGCTACCTGTGAAGAAGTGAGTCTCACAGTTTGGCGTCCGGGTTTTACGCTTCTTTGAGCGGAAGCGACCAACTGATTGGTCTTGGACGTCTGCTCTACATCACCACCTTTAACAAATTTCTGCGGAAAGTCAACTCTTATTCTTTTGTCAATTTCCGTATAATATGTCGGATCCTTAGGATCCATTCCTTCCTTTTCAACCAGATCTTTATGATGTTCAAAAGCAGTAAAAGTCATAGCTCTATCCTTGCCAAACCATTCATTTTTAGCCGCCCATGCCTCTGCTTGAGGATCGGGTTGTGGAAGTTCCTGTGGCGTTTGTCTTGGTAATTTTCCACCGTCAGAAAGCTGAACAGGTTGTTCCTGCTCTTTTCTTCCTTCTTTGGCTTGCTCCAGCTTGGCATTTTCAAATGCAAGTGTTGCAATCCGTTTATTAGCTTCGACCTGAGCTTCAGCGTTCCCTGATTCAATGGCAGCGGCCAGTTCTTTTTGTGCCGATTCCATTCCAGTTTTAACGTTCTTCTCAAATCTATTCCAGTAATCAGTATCCATTTTCTTAAATGTAGACTGATCTTTGTTTCTTTGTAATTCCAAAGCCTGAGCGTATTCCGTTGCAGCGGCTTCTCGTCTTTCCGCCTCACGCATCTTACGTGTCAGCTTAGCGATTCGTGATTGAACCCCCTTGCTGTATTCCTCAAGTTTGGAATCGTCTTCTTTTACTGGTTCTTCTTTTACTTCTTCCTTGGGTACTTCTTTTACCGTTTCCTCTTTTACTGGTTCCTGTTCCGTGACTATTTCTTTTTCTACTTTTTCCTCGGGTAAAGTTACATCGACTTCTGGGCCGGATGTATCTAAATCCACCTTCGGATCTTCTTTCTTTATCTTATTTTCTTCTGGCATAGTTCCTCCTATGATTAAAATTTATGCAAGATATCTTCTGGATTCTTGACAGTTGCTAAAATTTCGTCTTCGTTTAGCAGTCGAATTTCCCCACCTTCAATTTGTATGCGTGATCCCGCATAACGCGCAAAGATCACCCAGTCACCGATCTTGCACCACGGACCATCCGGATATCTCTCCTTATCCTTATAACAAAGTGGTCCCATTGCAAGAACATTTCCGCATTGCGATGCGACTTGTTGCTTATCCAATGTATCTTGTCCAAGCAAAAGTCCCCCTTTAGTTTTCTCATCCATTCTGAATGGTAAAACCAAAAGTCTCCATCCCGTCGGTTTCGGGAGCTTTTCTGTTTCTTCTTTGTATTTTTCCGCTAAAGCTAGTTTAAGCTTTGGGTTTTCTGATGTCGACAACTGTTCCTTCATTTTGCTCCTTATTTTCAAGCAGGCTAGAGAGTTCCTGTTTCACTGATTCCAGCGCATTAATTTGACCTATTATATACTTGTACGTTTCCATATTGTCAACACCACCCGTGGTAACAGACAAAGAAAGCTGATTAAGTCTGTTTTGAAGATGTCTTTGTAATTTATAAATTACGCTTTCTAGATCCGCCATTATTTATCTTTCAGTTTTTTGTAGATTTATTGCAGAAGGGCCTTTTTCGCCATTTTCAACTTCAAATGTTAATTCATCCCCTTCATTTAGCGTTATGCTTGATGCTCGGGCTGCTGAAGAATGAACGAATACATCTTTTTCCTTGTCTTCTCTTTCAATGAAACCATAACCTTTAGTTCCATTAAACCATTTTACTTTTCCTTTTAATAGTTCACTTGCCATATTTTTCTCCTTTCCTTTTTTTCTTTAACTTTTTTAAATATTTTTTCGTGTCCTTTAAATCTAATTTAGGTTCAACTTTGTTAATAATAGCATACGGTTGTTTTAGAAAAGTTCTCATTTTTTCTTAGGTCCACCATTCCTCCATATTTGAGTTCCCTTTATACCAAAAATACTTCCAACTACAAGTATCCACAATGTAGTGAACCATGTCGGTAATGTAGCAAAATATTCAAAAAAGAGTTCTACCTTATACATTGCCTGCGGATCGTCACTTATGACCGCCCACATTAAAACAATAATGGGCGCCGAAATAATCACGAGGACAAATTCGTCCTTCCAGTCGGATTGCCGAGCCTCCAAGAGCTTGCCCTGGTATTCCGTCTCCCCTCGGGCCATCTTTTCTGCCGTCAGTAAAGCGGCTTGGGACATCGCTTCTTTCTGTCTTTGCTTATTCGCATAGACCTTGGCACCAGTCTTCATCGCCATTCCTAATAAATTAAACCACATGTTAGTACCAAGTTACCGGTTTTTGTTTTTTACGAGTATACTGACCAGTGGGAGCAACTTTGTCTCCAGTTGCAATATAGTTTTTTCCTCTGATACTAGTCTTTGATCTTGGATCAATTTCTTTTTTCTGTTCAGGGATCTTAAACTCTTTGCCTCCTGTTTTATAATTCCATGCCATAATGTTCTCCTTTTATAATATTTTAGTTAATTTGGGAAATCCTTTTATCAGACCACCCTTATTTGCCTTTTCTCGTGAAGGTTTCCAGCCTGTTTTCCTCATTGTGCCATAAACGTACTTATCACAACGTTCTTTTGACAAACCTTTCTTCTTACATTGAGCTTTTAGCTCTTGTTCCATTTTTTCAGGCATTAATTGCCCCTTGGCTTCATCCTTGCAAGTGTTTCTCTTGATTCATTCGCCATTTCTTGTTTTTCTATTGAAGTGTCGGCCCTTAATTCTGCCAATTCTTCATTCTGTTCAAGTTTATCTTCATGAATATCCTGGCCTTGAACTAGTTTAGCTTGATCAATTTCAGTTTTCTTCTGCATTTCCTGTTTTTTACGTTCATTTTCCATAGCTCTTAAATCTACTTCTCTGGATTTAAGTTTTAACAATGGATCGTGATCGAATTGTGAAGTAATTGTTTTTTCTTCCTTCATAAATTCTTCAGTCATCTCTGCAATCAATTGTGCTTTTCTTGCTTCAATCTTCTGAGTGATCTGTTGCAGTTGTTGCTGAATCTGAGGATTCATTGCAGCTTGTTGCTGCATTTGTTGTATTTGCATAAACTGTTCTCTGAATTCTAATTGTACCTGTTCCGTAGCCATGAGGCTGATATGCTCTAATATATTCTTTTGTAATGCTCCCATCACCATTGGATTGTTTCTAACCAGGTTCGTTGACATAAAGTTCAAGTGCGCCGTTACATGGGCCCTGTGGTCCTGTCCTGGAAACGCCTGAAAAGGCTTTCCTCCCAATGCATCAATATGTTCCAACGATGGATCCTTAGGTGCATTAGGCGCCGGTGGCGGTAAAATTCTGTCAATATCCTTTACTCCTAACGCTTCATACATTTTTCTGAATGCCATGTATGTATTGTGAATCTGAGGATTGGACATTGCTAGTTGCAGTCCCGTCTGTGCCAGCGTCAGTCTTTGCGACATTGAAAAAATGTTAGGATCGGCAACGGGTAGAATATCGATTCGTTCGTCGAAGTCTGTAACTTTAATATTTCTTTGTCCACCTACAACATCGTATGGATATTCTGGTGGAAGATACTGTGCAAATACTTTTGCCAGTAATTTAAATTCCTGTCTTAATGCCGCGTATAATCTTTTATGGATCGCTGACATTACCCTGGAGCCACGCTCTAAGAGGGCCACGGTCGTACCAACTGCTGCATTTTGGTTCCCGTCACCGACCTGCATATCAGCGATCGACGCGAATCTCTGTCCTGCTTGAACCACCGCTCCCATTAAAGTTAATAATGTTTGTGAAGGTTCTTTGTACGGTAAAAAAACGAATGCATCTTTTAAGTTTCCGCCCGGTGTATCTACATCCTTGAATTCACCCGGCTGGATAGGTGCCGCTTCGTCTTTGACCCTTACGCCCCGTTGTTTAAAACCAGCGGGAAGATTAGATAGTGTGCCTGCGTCTAACAATTGGCGGAGAGCCGACGTTGCCGTCCTGCTCAATCCGCCAATCATGTGAATGAGTCCAAAGCCATAAAATCCTAGTCCTGGCAGAAACTTGAAGTGGACAAAATATTGAACTTTATTTTTCAATGGATCATTGGGCGCATAGTTCCTTCTTATCGAAAGAACTTTCATACTACCTTCCTCGATGGTTACGACGTAAGGTAATTTTATTCCTGTTGGCATTCCGTCCTGGCCAACATCTTCAAAACCTTCCAGGTCCAGATTCACATGACATTCCAGAAGCGTGTACACGCTTTGGGTCTGTGTAGACTTGGTGGTTCCTTCCAGTGTCTTTTCCTTGTCTTCGATTTTGTCGTCGACAGCCATACCTGGTTTTGCTAATTCAATGTCCCTATAGAAACCAGCAATCTGCTGCTTTCTCAAGTCGTTCTCCGACATCTTGATTACATGGACCACTGCTTCCGCATCGTCTAATGAGGTAGCCGTATACGGAATCACAAGGTCGTCTGCAGGGACAAATTTAGAGACGGCTCTTCCTAAAAGATCGTCGTAGTAGACTTTCTTGAAAGTCGAACCGCTCAAGGGTAAATGGAAAAGCATCTGGTCAAATTCAGGTTCGTATTCCTTCATCTGGTCCATCAGCTGAAAATTCATGAAATCTTTAACCCGCTGCGACTGTGATTCCTTTGCAGGATTCGATACTCCAATCACCTGGGTTCTAACCGGTCCATCCGCCGGCAATAATTCTTTATAGGCTAACGCCTGAAACTGTGTAACCGCTTCTGCGAGCACGGGATGCGTTGCACCTGATGCTCCTTGGAAGGGTTCTGTCCTGTTGTCGTACTTGAAGCCGAGTAGGTCGAGTCCTGTAACGTAGGACTGCTCCCATTCCTTCCTTGACATTTTATAATCGGTATAGTCGCCGCGAAGCTTGATTCCTGTCGGATCAAGAACGTCGTCGGGCAGAATGTCCGCGAGGTTGTCAAAATGGCCCTCGGTCCCCGGAACGTTGATCGAGCCCGGCTCAAAATTGATCGTAGCTCCGCCGTCGTCTTCCGGTGTGACTTCTACGGGTTGTCGTTGTTCTTCCGTAACGTCGACGTCCGTTGGCGCTTCCGAGGGTGGAATTGCAACTTCTGTTCTTACGTTAGGGAGCGATTTATCTGTTAGGTTTTCTGCCATTTGTACTCCTGTTAATCCATATCATCAATATATAGCGAACGCAACCCTCGAGACACGGGCCCTGAATCAGGGGCCACGGTTCTTGTTAGGTTGGCTAGGCCACC